CTTTGCTTGATTTTTAACATCATTGGCCTGTTTTCTCATGAACTTTTTCGCTTCCTGAGGATACTTTTTATTTATAACGTTGATTAAATCCTTTTGAAAGCCATCTAACCCTTGCAACTCTAGAAATTTACTCATTATAAACACCTTCTGAAACTTCAGTGCAAAATAGATGAAGTTCTTTATTTTGCTCATTATAGTTCACTGCATGATTGATATTAAAGTACTTATCTTTGTTCCTTACTCTCATTTTTGTAGTTATTCCTGTAATATATCTTAAAGTAATTTCATAACTAAGGCTTAATTGTTCCTTATCCTTAATTTGCTCTCTTCCATTGCCTACACACTTAATACTGGCCCATGCCTTTTTATATAACTGCCACTGCTTTACTTCTTCTAATAAATCATTTTCAGTATCCACATAGTACTGAATTTCAATCCTATGCCTTAGCTCTCCAGCATTCATCATATCACCTCTTGAGTGTAAACTAACTGAGTTATTATAGCTTGCAAGGAAAACTCTATCTTTTTAGAAATACTTCCAATAAGCACAGTACTTCTATTTTCATACCAGTTAGAAATCAATAGTTGAATAGCTAGTTTATACAGTGCCTTTGAGTAATTTTTGTTTACACCAGCATTAGTTAAATACTCTTCTGCTGCCTGTTGAAGGGTTGAAAGAAGAATGTCTTCTTCCTCCCAATCTATTCTTAAAAATTGTTTTATTTCATCTAAATTCAAATTATCCCCTCCTTAAGGGTTAGAGGGGAATTTCCCCTCCTAGTGCTAAGACAACTTTGCTAATAGAATCTTAACTGCTTTTTTATCTACTAATTTTCCATCAAATCTAAATATACCTTTAACCTCTGTTTTATCTTGCCTCCAAGCATTACCACCTATTTTAGTGGATTCTATAGACATGCTTTTTCTATCAAACATGGTGTATAAAAGTTTTAAATCTCCTATGATAAATGGGGTTTTTTCCACAGAATCAGCTCCAGCAACATTAGCAAGGAACTTTGATGGAACTTTTACTATTTCTTTCCCTAAGAAAGTATATCCACTGTCCTTAGTTACATCTGGCTGAAGATATGGCTTTTTATTTGCATCTTCTAAGCCATCGATATAATCGTAACCATCAGCATTGGTGAAAATCACAATGTTATCTGAATCAATATCTTCAAGATCCTTATTCAAGATGGTTTTAAACTTTTTAATAGCTGGTGCTATATCTAAGGATTCAGTACCTAATCCCTCTGCAGTCATTATTCCCTGTGCAGACTTGTTACCATTACCATTAAATACTTGATAGTTATAAGTGTTTAACTCATTCTTAGCCATCCATTTTTCAATATAGGCTAACATATTTTCATCACTGTCTTCTAAAAGTTCATTAGTTAATGGAATATATCCCGCATACTTTCTAATTACATACTCAAGTTCATCAAATTCTGGTTCATGTAGGGCTTGAACTTCTGCTCCTTCATCCACACTTGCAAAACCTGTGGCCTGAGGTTCATTGGCTTCAACTGGTCTACTTCCCTTATTAGTTCCCACTGGTTCAATGTTTATATACTTTCTCACATCAAAGGACTTTCTTTGCAACTCCATGATTCTTGTTTTAACATCCTTAGGAACAGTAACTGCTCCTTTATCTGGAGAACCTTCTGGAGTATTTTCTTGCATTAAGTTCTTAACCTCTTCTGGTGTTGCTCTTCCAGTGATGGCTTTTGCTAAAATGATTCCTAAATCTTTAGAAGTCTTATTTTGTGTACCTTCTATTGGTAGATTATCTCTTACCTCTTCAAAGAGTGCTGCCTTGATTTCAAACTCCTTTTGCATAGCCTTTATTTCATTTGTTACCTTTTCAGCTTCATCAAGCTTCTTCTCATTGAGTAAGTTTGCTGCTTCCTCTTTCTTAGTTTTAATTTTGTTAAGTAATTCTAATAATTCTTTTGGCATTTTCATTCCTCCTAAATTTTAAATATAAGTTTTTTAGATATGTTGAATTTTAAGTAAAAGAAAAAAACAGTATCAAATTTGATACTGTTCTATTACACTACTTTTTTAACATAAACATAAATTTACTTTTATTTCTTAATGCTCAGATTTAGCTCATGCTCTATTTTTTTTCTAATTCTAGTTTCATTCAAGGTATTGGTAATTTCGGGTGCTAATAATTTACTACTGTTAGTACCAAATTTATTGGTAACTTTATCTACTGCTAAACTACCTACACTAGTGGCAATAGACGCTAACCCAGGAATAGGTGCTTCAAATGATGTTAAAGAAACAAAGCTTAATGCGAAGGATATAAATGTTAATATACCAGTAGCTTTTTTTCGTAAATCTGGTTGTTCCATAATTTTGTACATTTTGTTATAATACTCTGTTTCATTGGAAACACCTTTGACTAAACGCCTAAATGCAGTTCCGTAATCTAATATATTCTTATTATTCTTAAGTTCTATAAACTCGTCTAAATTATTTATAGAAAAATCTAAACTTGACATTCGAAAGTTCTTACCTAAATAAAATAATATCTTATTGTTATCATTAGCTAATTTTATTTTTTCTTCATTTAAAATTACTTGTATTCTTTCCAATATCTTCTTGTGATTTGAATTCATTAATATTGAGGCATTGAACTTCTGTGCTAAATAAATTTCTATTATAGAATATCTTATTATTTGCTCCCTACTCCTGATTGGCACATTTCTTAAATAATACTTAACTAATGGATCATTCAAAATAAAAGATATTTCATCTTCCATATCTCGTATTATATCCATCCATTCCCACTCACATTTTACATTTAATTGAGAATATTTATATTCTGGATTATCTGCAGGAGCTAATAGTATTTCATCAAATAATATACTAAGACTAACTAAATTATTAATATATTTAGAGGGTTTTTTTCCGTAAAGAGTATCATAGTATCGATGTCCTCTTCTTGGAGTTGAATAAATATCTAAATCATTGTTATCAGCCTTAAGCATCCAATACATTGCACAATTATAAGGATATCCTAGTATTATCTTATTGTCTTTCATATTTTAAATCCCCCTACTGCATAAAAATGACATAATTTGACTTATTTTATCATTTTACAAGGACTTTTTCAATACCTGCTAAAACTTTGCTTACCACCAATTTATTTAAAATGCAGTGATATTCACTTTCCAACGATACATTACTTATTTCACAGTTACCAATGAAAATAAAAAGAGCTAGATCAACTCTAACTCCATCAACTTCATATTTATTTCTTCCTTATTATTCTCAACCTCTGGCTCTTTTGGTTGAATTGATTTATTCTTAAGTTCCTTTGGGACCCTTGAGTAATTTTTAAAGTAATCAGAACTACAAGCCACAGCACGATTTTCTTCAGCTACTTCAATATTAAAATACTTCTCAGCTTCTAAACCATTTATCCAAGTTTCTTCTTGAACCATTTGTCTTATGGTTTCAAGATCAACTCCTTCCTTTAATCTTTCAGCATATACATTTAAGATACCTTCTTCAATGGCATCTAGATCATTGGCTAGTTTTCTAAAGTCGTTAGAGTTTCCTTCTGTCCAGCTCCAAGGTTTATGAATCATTAAAAAAGCATTG